TCGTCGCCCAGGCACGCGCCGAACTGGACGCTACCGGCTGGACCGAGGACGACGAGTCCGCATACCAGCGTGACCCTTCCGCCTACGACCGCGAACTGCCGGGCATGTGGGAGGCGTCCGATTTCCTGGGCGGTCGTGATTACGACCTGGACCCGGTCACGCGCGATGAGGTGAACCGTGGCCGTTGATCGCGCTCGCTTCCGCATGGCTGTCGTTGGCGGGGCAGGGGGCTTTTCCCCGCTTTCGCCCGGTGAAAAGGGGCAGCTGGCAGCGGCGGCAATTGGCCCGGGGAGTAACACGGGCCAAAAGGGTCAGCAGGACGCAATCATCGACTACCTGACCATTGTGGTCCCGCTCTCCGCCCTTGAAGAAGTGAACTGCAAGAAGCTGGACCTCTTGCTGTTCCGCATCTTCGGCTTCCGTGGCGAGGTTGTTGCCGGTGCGATTCGTGAGAAGAACTGGAACTTCTACGAGCAGTCGGCGGTGCTGATCGACCGGGAAAACGAGGTGGTTGGCCGTGTCGGTATCGGCGGCAAGAAGAGCACCGTCTGCTTGAGCCTGACCGGCATGGGCTGCAAGTGGATTCGTGACTGGGCGCGCGTCTACAAGCAGTGCGCGATGCTGGACGCCAAGATTACCCGCGTTGACTGCGCGCACGACGACTACGAAGGCGAACGCCTGGACGTGCATGCGCTCCGCGAGGTTGCCGCGAAGGGCGGCTTTACCGAGGGCGGTTGCCCTCCGCGTCACCGCTTCATTTCCGATGAAGGCCACAACACCGGCTGCACGCTGTATGTCGGCGGCAAAGGCCACAAGGAACTGTGTGTGTACGAGAAAGGCAAGGCCGAGGGCCTGCCGTCGTCGCGCTGGGTGCGCGCCGAAGTGCGCCTATACGGCAAGCACATGGAAATTCCGCTCGATGTGCTGTTGAACCCGGGCGCGTACCTGCGGGGTTCGTACAGCGCGTTGCAGGACCTCATCAAGGGTGTGTGCACTCGACTGCGCACGATCCGCAAGCATGTCGAAGTATCTGCCGAGGCGATGGTGCTCTGGATGGAGCGCCAGGTCGGCCCGGCCCTCAGTGTTCTGCGCGGAGCGTTCGGAGACTCATGGTCCGACTTCTGCGAGGCCCGCATCGTCCGTGACGGTCACCCCGGACGTTTCCGCGGTATTGCCAAGGGTGACGCACTCCATCGTTATGTGAGGGAAGAACTATGCCCATCTGCCGCGTGAAGTCGGCTGCTGTCGACGAACAGCACAACGCCAAGACCAACTCCATCATCCGCTCCCAGATGGTCGGCCTCGACCTCGGTAACGGCTTCGAGTTGCCGTTCCGTGTCGGCCTCGGCCAGCGTCCGCCGTATCCGGCTGGGGAGTACGACATTGATCCCAAGTCGTTCGCGCTGTCGCCCTATGGCGACCTTGTCCTGAAGCGCTACGTGGACCTCGTGCCCATCGGCTTCAAGGCCGCTCCGGCGACGAAGGCGTAATGCCATGGCCGTGCTGATCCCCGCATGCCGCGAAGCCGACCTGGACACGGCCACGGGGACCTGCACGGCTGTGATCTGGATTCCTCAACCGGCGCTGCTGCCGGAACTGCCGATTGAGGATGCTCAGGCCATCGGAGCAAAGATCGCGCTCTTGTGGGCCTTGGCGTACGTGTTCCGGCTCATCCGAAAGAAAATCGAACAGTCCTAGGAGGACACATGCACAAGATGTTCAACGCCCTGAAGGGCAAGGGTGCCGCGCTGGCGGCTGTTGGTACCGCCGCGTTGGCCTCGGCGCCGGCATTCGCCTCGGGCGGCGGTGGTGGCGTCGATGTGGGCAACGTGGTGACCGCGATTCAGGGCGCCGCCGCTCCCATTGCCGCCATCGGTGGTGCCGTGCTGACCGTGCTGGTCGGCATCAAGGTTTACAAGTGGGTGCGCCGCGCGATGTAACGGCAACCGGGGGGCAGGGCCGACTCCCTCCCCCCGGTCTTCTAACGCCCTGGACAGGGCAGGGGGCTTGGGATGGAAGGGTGGATCTGGCTCGGCGCATGGCTTGTGGCCTGCGCGATCATCTTCGTGGACGTCAGCTGATGCTGTTGCCATTCAAATGCAGCCGCGCTCTGAGCGCATTTTTGCTCGCGCTGGCAGCGACGTTGTTTCTATACGCCGAACCGGCTCGCGCGACGGTCTGGTATCCCGATGAAGGCGCGGCCTACGCTGGTTGCATGGCACTGGCGGCCAGCACACCTACCGATACTTCGTATGGCGCTGCTACATGTACGAGGCTCGGCACAAACATGTTCAACTGTCAGCAGCCGTTTATCGGTTCGGGGTCCACTGGGCCGCGTGGCTGTGGCTTGGCGTTCGAGCCGTATAAGGATTCAAACCACGGCTTCCCGGAAGGCAAGGATTGCGCGAGCCGTCCCGACTGGAACGGGCCATATCCGTACCTCAACGGGGGCAAACCGAAGAACGGCTCGGTGACCTGCAACGCCGGCTGTAAGCAGGCTTGGTACTCGACCGGAGATGGCTACTTCAACGGCAAGTACACGTCCGATCCCGGCATCTGCTCCAACTATGACGAGGACAAGTGCAACGCCCAGTTCCCCGGCTATCACTGGAACGCGGGCATGTCCGCGTGCGAGCCGGACGATGGAAAGTGCAAGGACGGTGGTAAGCAAAACTCGCTCGGGCAGTGCGCGCCCGAGCCGTGCCCTGATGGCATGGCGCAGCAGTCGGACGGCACGTGCAAGAAGAAGGACAATGAATGCCCGGCTGGTCAGGTTCGGTCTCCTGATGGCAAGTGCTTGCCAGGTGATGGACAGTGCGCAAGTGGCGAGGTTCGTGGCCCCGATGGCACGTGTAAGAAGGATGGCGACGGCGACGGCAAGCCTGATGAGCCGGGCGATAAGGATTCCTTCTCCGGAGGCGATGACTGCAACTCGCCTCCATCATGCAGCGGCTCGCCGATCATGTGCGGACAGGCACGTATCCAATGGCGGATTGAGTGCAACACGCGCAGGAATCGAAATATAGCCGGTGGCCTGTGCAGCACGATGCCTGTTTGTACGGGCGAGAAGTGTGACGCGATGGAGTACGCCGGACTCCTCATGCAGTGGCGCTCGGCGTGTGCGCTGGAAAAGATGGCGAGCAATACCGGTTCTGGCGGTGGTGACGCTGATGTAAAGGCGATTCGTGACGCCCTGACCGGCACAGGTGGATCTGTAACTACGCCTGCCGACCGACCAGCCTCCGACGTGTGGTCCCCGAGCAGCGGACAGCCAACGCGGCCCGACGCTTCGGGTTACGGCTGGGGTAGGGGATGCCCGCAACCGCCTGCAATTGAGGTCATGGGCCAGACCATCGCGTTCGATATCACACCACTGTGCCGGTGGCTGGGCCTCGGCAGTTACTTCGTTGTGGGCCTCGCCGCACTGTTCTGCCTCCGAATCATCGCCAGTAGGGATGCCTAAACATGCCAATGCTCATCAGTACGTTGCTGACCGCGCTCGCCGCCTTGTTCCGCTCGAAGTGGGGTCCATGGGTTGCTGAGGCCATGGTGTGGCTCGGCATTTCCTGGGCGACGAATGAGTTCCTTGTAGATCCGTGGATCAGTCAGATGGAAGACGCAATGCGTGCCGGCGCGCCGGGTGGCGAGTGGGGTGCATTGGTGGTGTCTTATGCGGGCATCATGAAGTTCGATGTGGCTTGCACCATGATCGCTTCCGCTGTGACGGCAAAGTTCGCGGTTGGCGCCGCGAAGACATTTCTGACGAAGCGAACCTGACATGCCCATCGAACTGTTTACCGGGCAGCCCGGCAACGGCAAAACTGCGCTCATGATGGAGCGCCTTGTCGCTGAGGCGAAGGCCGCGAATCGTCCGATTTTCGCTGTCGGCATTGATGGCCTTGATCCCGGCCTCGCCACTGTTCTCGATGATGCGCGGCACTGGAACGACAAGGACGCCGAGGGGAATTACATCGTCCCGAATGGCTCGCTGATCTTCGTGGACGAAGCGTGGAAGTGGTTCGGACACCTGCATGACGCCACGCGGCAGCAGACGCCCAGGCACGTACTGGAACTGGCCGAGCACCGGCACCGTGGCTTGGACTTCGTGTGGACGACGCAGCAGCCGAATCAGCTGTATCCGTTCGTGCGCGGTCTGATTGGTGCGCACTCGCACGTGGTGCGGCGTTTCGGCACGAAGATGCTTGACGTCTATCGCTGGGGCGAACTCAACGAGGAAATCAAGTCGCTCGC